TGAGCAAAGGGGGAGAGGGGAAAAAGGAGGGAGAGGGGAAAAAGGAGGGAGAGGGAGAGTTGAAGAAGGGAGAGCTGTGTGAGTTTTTGAGCAGGGTGATAAGAGGAGGGGAGCTAGGGATGAGTGGGAAGGAGAAGATGAGTGCGGTGGGGTTGTACATGAGGTTGAAGGGATGGGACAAGGTGAAGGAGAAGGAGGAAGAGATGGTAGGGGAAGAGTTGGTAGAGCTGTTAGGAGGGAGAAAGGGAGTCGGAGAGAAGAATGATACGGAGGAGTGTTGACAGAGGGTATAAGGATGAAATAAAGTAAAGGCGGAATGAGAAAGTACAGCGAAGGCGAGATAAGAGTGAATTGTGCAGAGGCGGAGCGAGGATTTCTGGCGGGGGTGAAGGAGATGGTGAAGATGAGGGCGGAGATGGGAGTGATGCCGTGGGGGAAACATGTATTTTATCCAAGGATGTTGCACAAGGCGAGGCCGCAGAAGGTGAGTGATTTTTTAGTGGATGATGAGAGATGGTATGTGAGTGTGAGGGAGGTGGATATGGAGAAATGGGGTAGTAAGCATCATTTGTGCCGGAGTGCTAGTGGGAAGTATTATTTGTGTTTATTGTTTAAGAGTACAAAGACGAGGAGTGTGAGGAGGAAGATAAGCCTTGGAACGAAAGACGAGGAGGTAGCGAAAGAGCGGAGGGAGTTGTTTTATGAGGAGTGGGAAGGGAAGCATCTGACATGGGCGCAATGTGAGGGAGCGAAGTGGAACATGAAGGTGAGAGGGTGTGCGGCGATAGGGAGCAAGAGTGCGTTGGAGAGGAAGGCGAGGGAGAAGCAGGAGAAGGCGAACCGGGAACAGGCGAAGGCAATATGCAAGGAGTTGGCATTAAAGCGAAAGGCGCAGGTAAAACTGGAAGGATTTAAAAAGAAGACGGAAGAGTTAAAGAGGCGGAGGGTGTTAATGGTAGGAGGGGTAGAGAAAATAGGAGACGCCGTAGTAAGGAGGACGAAGAGAAAAGGAGTGGAAAGGTAAAAGCTATGAAAGAAAAAGAAGTAGGAATAATGGTAAAAGAGAAGAAGGAAGGAGGGTTGGAACTGCATTTGTTTCCGAGCAAGGAGGCAATGGCGAGGTGGCGAGGGGAGGACAGCGAGTATGACGTGGAGGGGCGATATCAGGAGTGGGTGTTGCCAGTGGAGGTATTGGAAGACCTTTGGGTGGCGGCGCAAGGGGAAGAGTAAAGTTTCTTAAAACGTCCGGTGCAAGTGGCATCCTCAAATAACAAACAAACAATAGAAGTTGGGTGGAGGCGTAGTGCGCGAACCGCTACGTCCCGGACGGCCTATGCCCAGCAAAGGGGAAGTATGAAAATAATCGTAGATATAGGGCATGCCCGGAAGACGGGAGCGGAAGGGAATGGATTGGAAGAGCATGAGGTATCATGCGTAGTAGCGGGCTATCTGGTGGAAGAGTTGGGAAAACTTGGACATGAGGTATTGGTGTTGGACTTTCCGAGGATGAGCAATGCGGCAGACTTGAACGAAACGATAAAGGCGGCGAATGCGTCTGGGTACAAGGCAGGAGTATCGTTGCATTGTGACAGCGCCAGTAAAATGGTAGGAGGCAAGGAGGTATTGAATTCGGAGCCTCATGGGGCGCATGTATGCTTTTATCCGAGTAGCGTAAAAGGCGCACGGCTGGCGAGTGCTGTAGCTGATGAGCTGTGTGTATTGTTGCCGGGTAGGGCTAACAAAGTACAGGGGCGAGCGAACCTTGCGATATTGAGGAAGACGAAGATGCCGTTTGTATTGTGTGAGTGTGGATTTATAAGCAACCCGGAGGACGCAGAGGTGATGAGGAGGCGGCCAAAGGAAATAGCGGAAGCAATAGCGAAAGGAGTGGACGCCTATGCGAGAGGAAAGTGATGAGGCAATGGACAAAGAGGCAGTAGGAGAGTTTGTTGACAGCATCGTAATGGCCCCCGAAAGGGGAGGTGTTGACGAGAAGGCAGAGGGATTTGTGTGGGTATTGAGGAGCAAGAACAAGTTTTTGGTAAGGGAGGGGAAGAAGGACAGGAGTGGGCAAAGGTGGAAGCGGAAGCCTGAATACGCTTACATGTACTACCGAGGGATGATGGCAGGAGGGTTGCAGAAGGAAGCGTCGTGCCTATTATCGGAGGCGAAAGTGTTTGACCTGCCGTTGCCTAGGAGGAAGTATAACACGGAGGTATGGGACGTTGTGAGGTGCAGGCTAGTTGAGGATGCGGTAGAGGAATCGATATATAGCGAAGCGGAAGCGTTGATAAAGTTTAACCGTTAGTCATGGAAGTAAGCGAGATAGCCAAGTTGTTGAAAGACCCGATGTGGAGGATATCGCATTTGTATGAGATAAAACTCACGGACGGGAACATCATACCATACAAGCCGAGGAAGTTTCAGGAGGAGTTGCATCGTGCTTGTTACTGTGAGGGGAAGCGTCGTTTTTTGATACCAAAGAGTAGGCGTCAGGGGTGTTCTACGGCGATAGGTGTGATGATGGCAGACATGGCGGCTTTTGAGGAGGGGTGGAAACTGGCGTTGGTGGACAGGACGCTGGGAGACGCAAAGGAAAAGCTAACGGACATTGTGAAGGTAGCCTTGGACAGTTTGAAGCGGAAATTGCCGGGGTTGTTTGAGATAAGCTATTTTCAGTCCCGCATCATAGTGAAGATGACAGGGAGGAGGGCCAGCGAGATAGTTGGCGGTAAATATTTCCGAGGCAGTGGGCTTGGTTTTGCCCACATATCAGAGCTTGGTACAATAGCGACGAGCGAACCGAAGCGAGCGGCAGAAATAGTAAACGGCACATTCCCTGCGGCCAAGGACGGCTTTATATTTGTGGAGACGACGGTACGAGGCGGGAAGCGGGGGGTATTCTACGAAAACGTGATGAATGCGTTGAGCGTGCCGGAGGAGGAGCGTGGGGATAAAGATTTCCATGTGGTATTTTTGCCGTGGTGGAGTGACGAGAACAACAAATCGAAGGGGGGAGAGGCGATAAATGCGGCCACAGAGAGTTATTTTGAGACGCTTAGGAGCAAGAGCGGGATTGTTGTAACCGAGGAGCAAAAGCGTTGGTGGCAACAGGCCAAAAGGCAACACGGGGTGTCAATGAATGAGGAATACCCTTCGACCTTGGAGGAGTCTTTTGAGGTTCCGATGGAGGGAGCCATATTGGAGGCGGTGTTGGACAAGGCAGTACAGGAGGGTGCTTTTCGGAAGTTGGCCTATGACGCGACAAAGCCATGCTATTGCACATGGGACTTGGGAGCGCCGCTGAACACAATTAACCTTGTATTCCAGCTGGACGGCCCCTTCATCAACGTATTGGAGTTGGACAGCGGGTCGCATGCAAGCGAACGTGTGGCAGAGCGTGTAACAAGGCTCAAAAGCAAATATCCGACATTACAGGCAAACTTCCTTCCGCATGACGGCGGGTACATGACGGACACGGGGATGACACAGGCGCAGATGTGGCAGGAGGCAGGGTTGCCGGGCATACAGTTGTTGCCGAAATCGAAAGACAAATGGATAGGCATCAATTACCTTTTGGGGATGTTTGACCTGTTCCGGTTTGACGTGGAGGGGACAGGCAGGGCGTGTAGCTACTGGTTAAGCTACAGGTGCAAGCCGGAGGTAAGCGAGGGAGGCATGTTTAAGAGTGAGATTGTGCATGACAATGCGTCCCATTGGGCAGACCCGTTGAGGTATGTAGCGGAGGCGAAAATGAACAATTTGCTTGTGCAAGGTCCAACAATCCAAGAATATAAGGCAGGAATAACATGTACATTTGGGAAATATCATCGTGAGCGAAACATTGGACATAACTGGCGAGGACGGTTTGAGCGTACTTTCCGAAACTGACAGGGTGTTAAGGAGGGACGCAGGGATGGGATTGAGTGAGGCATGGAAGCTTCACGAGGGAGGCGTGCGCCTCTATACCGGAGGCGGGCTTGTGCTGGGACACTACTACCGCATCGACCCGGAGGAGGTTCGTGTGTGGGGCATGGAGTCAGAGTTTCTTCGGACAAGGCATATTTCCGATAGCGCTGTGGACTATGAGGAGGCCAATGGGTTTTTCTTTTTTTTGGGTATTGGAGACTATGTTGGCTTTTTAAAGCACTTAAAGGCAAGTGCCCACCTTCAATTTGGTAGTGGACATAGGAGAGGAAAGTTGTATGTTTACTCACGTAAGGAGTTGGACTTATACATAAAACTTAAACTAAGGAGTAAAAAATGTCAGGAGTAGGAAGTGCGGTAGGAGCAGTAGTAGGAACAATTATTGCGCCCGGCGTGGGGACTACAATCGGTGCGGCCTTGGGTGGTGCGGCTGATAGTGTTGCCAGCAAGGGTAAAGGTGAGTCAACCAAGGCACCGGAGGCCCCCAAACCTGTAGAGACGTATGAGACGCAACAGGAGGCAGTAAGGAGCCAGTCGGAGGCAAAAAGGCGCAGGAGTTCTTTCTCAAATACGTTTGTTGCATCCAGAGGGATGGGAACAGGCGGCATTGGTAAAAGCTTTTTAGGCCAGTAATATGTTGTACAACAACCAGAGTCCAAAGCAGAAGAGGGGGCAACTCTATTCGTACAGACAGAGATATGTGTCTAACTGGCAACGAGTTGCGGAGTTTGTAGAGCCAGACAGGCGGTTTAACCTGAATGGAGCTGTACAGGAATCCACACCTAATAATGAGGGATATATTGACACGACTCTTGAGCGTGCGTTGAGGCTGAACGCAACAGGCCAGCATGAGCTTGTGATGCCCAAGGCTAGTGAGTGGTTCACCTTTGCGCCCTTGGCGAAAGCGGCAGACAGGGAGCTGGTGACAAGCACTGTTGACGACGAATATGCCGAGACGGCTAGGGTTGTGTCCATGTTCATGAGGAACAGCAACCTGCACACGGCAAGCGAGCTTTTCTTCTGGGACAGGGCGGCTTATGGCATTGGCGCTTTTTGGACAGAGTGGGACACAAAGAAGCGAGGTTTTAGCTTTTATTCAATTCCCGTTGGGACATTCATGGTGGACAAAGATAAATTTGGCCGGATGAATATGTTCTGTTGGGACGACTGGATGCGAAACCAAGACATTGTAGCCACGTTCCCGGAAAAGAATTTGCCTCAAACGGTGAAGGATAAATACATGGCCAACTCTAACAGCCCGGACAACTACCTTGTGTTCCATTTGTTGGAGCGAGTGGAGCGCACCGGGGACGAAGGGCTTATTGCCCGTGCAGACGGCAAGGAGTGGGTGCTTCGTTCCGTGTACGATGCAACAGGCGACGTATTGCTTGAGCAATTCTTCAAGAACTGTCCTGTCATTTGTTGCAACTGTTTTGACTTGCCCAACAGTCCGTATGGGTATGGGTTTGGGAAGGTTTCCTTGGCAGACCAGATTGAGCTGGTGAATTGCCTGAAAGCGTTGGCAGAGGCGGCCCAGCAGAAGATTTTCCCGCCGATGCTTGTACCCGAAGGCTTCCAAGGGAACATTGGCTATGGCGCCGGGGAGGTAACAACCTTTAACCCGCTGAACATTCAGTCAAGGCCGTCGCCCCTGTTTCTACAGGAATCAAAAACCTCTGACTGTCAATGGCAAATTGAGCGGTTCGAGCGTGTCATCAATGAGGCATGTGACGTTAATTTGTTTATGCCGCTGTTGCAGGTGAAGGACCCGCAATACATGAAGGCCACAGTAGCGCAGATGATTGAGTCTTATTCGGCACGCATCAGCTCTACGGCTTATACGAGGTTGATTGAGCAATTCCTGCAACCCTTGGTGGACTTTTGCTACAACACGCTGGTGCAACATGGTTATGTCCGTCCTTTGAGGGATTACCATATCCAGTTCTGCACGCCGTTCCAGATTCTTTTGGACAGGCATCAGCCGACCTTGTTTACGGAGTTCCTGCAAACGGTAGTCATTCCTCTTTCACAAATCGACCCGACCGTTCTGGACTCTGTGGATGCTGACTATATTTTCCGAAGGAGCATGCTTGATATTGGCCTGTCGCCCAAGTATTCTAGGCCGGAGGCGAAGGTGCGACAGATGAGGAGAGAACGCCAAGCGGCTCAAGACGAGGCAAACCAGATGGCTAAAGCCAAGACATTCTCGGAAGTGCAGAAGAATCTTGGAGCGGCCAGTAAAGACATGAATCTGATTTAATCATGGAAGCAGACAAAAACACGGACGCAGTAGAAATCACCAGCCTTCTTGGGGACACGGTAAGGATTCCCAAGGAGGTGTATGACAAAGCCAAGGAAGTATTGGATTCCGACCCGGACAAATACATCCTGTTCGTCCTCAAGGCGATTGCCAGAGGAAGCGAGTACAAGCTTCCAGACGCATTGAAGGCACGATTCAACGAGAACAAACTCTTCTATATTGAAGGAATAAACGCACTAATTGAAGTAATCGAAGCATTATATGAGCGAAACTGAAACCACCCAGCCCGCCACGCAACAGGAGCAACCTCCGGCCACACAGGAAACTAAGATGCCGGGAACCATGTCATTGAGCGACCCTTCCTTAACCCAAAAACCTGCCGAGACATTTACTGTTGACAGCATTGTAAACAAAGACGGCACGTTTAAGGAAGGATGGGCCTCTTCTTTTGAGGGAGGCGAGAGCTTGTCCGATAAGTATAACAATATCAATGACTTAATCAAAGGCTTTGTTAATGCCAACAAGCTTATTGGTAGAAAGTCGGAACAGGTTACACGCCCCGGAGCCGATGCTACTGACGAGCAGAAGAAGGCATGGCGTGAGCATTTGGGTGTTCCTGAAAAAGCGGAAGACTACCAAGTCCCTGGCGAATACAAAGAGACGGTGGACGCAGAGTCGTTTAAAGAGTTTGCCCAGTTTGCCCATGAGCATAACATCCCTGCCGACACGATGCAGGAGTTGCTTCGTTTTCAGGAACGGTATGCGGCCAAGCTGAATGAGGCTAATGCCAAGCGAATCGAAGAACAGGCAAAAGAGGCTAAGAAATACTTCCAAGCGGAGTGGGGAGGCTTGTATGAGCGCAACTTCAACTTGCTCAAGGACGGCCTTGTGAGGGCAGGGATTGACATTGAGTCCCCTGATATGGCGGGCGCTCTGAACAATCCCTTCATCCTTTCTGCGTTGTTTGACAAGGTTTCCAGTATGCAGGACGGAACGATGCCCGTCCCCGGATTCATGAAGGCTTCTGCGGCTGACGCTAAGGAGCAAATCATGGGGTTGATTAACAAGTATGGCTCGGTAAACCAAATGCCTCATGACGCACGAGAGCTGTACCACAGGCTCCTTGCGAACAAAAATATCAAATGGTGAAGCAAATTATGCTTGCATGCACCATGCTGTAAGGGTTTAATCGTCCCTGTGATGGTGTGAGTTTTTTTTCTCCGTATTTTGTCTCACACCAAAAACAAAATGCTAATGCCCGTTGGAGGTTTCTTATGTTGTGTTCTTTCCTCCAACGGGCATTTTTTTATTGCAATCTCTCGTCGTGTGTTGCATACTGCGCTTGCTGTTGTGAAACAGCAGTGTGATTGCATGATTCAATAAGAGCGAAAAGGCGATAACATAGGGATAAATGAGGAGGGGGTACGTTTGTGCATAGCGTACCCCCTCTGTTTTTGTTTGCTTTTTCATAAAGTTTGTGCATTTGTTTTCTTAAAGGCAACCCGTTTGGACACTTGCTTTAACACTCATAGTATAAGAGGACAGCCGTCTTCCTCATCAAACAGCCCTACTTTAAGGACACCTGTCGAACCCATTTTGACGGTAAGAATTAAAAGTATAATTAAATTATGGCAAATTACGGAAACTTCCAGACTCTTGCTGTAAACGAGTACACGCCCATGATTTATGCGGCTGTTCAGCAGATGCGTTCCCGCACGGAGCGTTTCATGAGGGTTTACGGCATGAATTCCAGACAGCGCAGGTTCCAAATCATTGACCCTGTGAACTCCACTCAAATCACCGACCTGTATGGCGCGACTAACCCGCAACAGGCCGAGTTCCGACAGAGGTGGCTTAAGACGAAAATCTTTAAGTCCACTCATGAAATTTCCCGCACGGAAATGCAACAGGCTGGAACCATTGATTCCCCTCTGCCCCGTATCGTTGACGCCGAACGCATGGAAATGCAACGCCGTCGCGACATGGTTGCGGTTGAAGGCCTCATTGGCACGGCATGGACTGGTGAGAACGGGGATATCCCTGTGACGTTTAACGAAAAGGCAAACACTATCCCTGTGGGATATGTGCGGACTGGCACTTACGTTGCGTCCGGTCTGACCTTTGACAAGATTGTGCGGGCCAAGACTATCTTCGGCATGCGCAACGTGCTTGGTCAGGATGTGGAACGTCAGGACTTGGGCGGCCCCGAAATGGTGATTCTGTGTACGCATGAAGAACTGGCTGCTCTGTACGGCATCAATGAATTCACGAATATCCTTTACTCCGACCAGAGACCCATTGCCAGTGGCTATATTGACAACGTGCTTGGCGTCCGCTTCATTGCTCTGACGGCCGACATGCTCCCGTTTGGTAGTCGTCCGCTTGGTGATGCGACCGACCCGACCACTGGTTCATCTACGGCGAATGTGCGAACCCTCATTGCCTTCACGATGAACTCCGTTGCGTTCGGCGTGCTGGAAGAACTGTTCGTTCGGATTGAGGAACTTCCGACCAACCAGTATGTATGGCAGACGTACTCTGAAATCGCAATGGGTGCGACCCGAATCGAAGACAAGGGCGTGCTTAAAATTGATGTTTCTGGTTCAAGCGGTAATTTCTAATCAAACAAAGGAAGGAGTATAATATATGGCTATTGTTCAAAGTGATGCGTTAGCTAAGGTTGAGGCGGGAATGCCCCCGTGGCTGAACTCTCAAATGTCTCGTGGTCAGGTATTGAAACATCTAATCACCTATACCGCAGGGACTTCCGCAACTGCCGCCTCTTCGGAAATCCAAGATATCCCTCTTCCTCCGGGAGTAGTGATTGACTTGTCCTCGGTTGCAATGTCCCATAATGGCGTAGGGGCAGGTACTTATACCATTGAACTGTATATCGCCGATAAGCAGGGTAACTTGGTAAATAATTGTGGAGACATTCTCGCACTAACTGCCACAGCAACAGTGGGTGAAATCGTTCGCGCAAGCGTCGCCGCCAATGCCGCGCCTTGGATTCTTTGTGACCCGGCGCAGTGGGTAGTAGATAACGGAATCCAAGTCAACGGTGTGGCCATGACATACGAACTTCTCAAAGAGAAGTATCAGTTTGTTTTGTGCGTCAAGAACAGCGCCGCTGTAGCAGCAAGCAAAACGCTGTCCATTATCATGGACTTAGTTATCCCCTAATCTGAAAAAACAATGACTGACCTAGATATTGCTAATTATGCCTTGGGGTTGTTAGGCCAATACAAAATCCAAAGCTACCCGGAAACGGGGAAAAAGTCAGTAGAAGGTCAGGCATTAGAGGCATATCTTCCATTCGCTATTCAAGATGTCATGATTGATGGCGAATGGAACTTCGCCCGGAAAAGGGTAATCATTGAGCCGTCACCCACAGAGGTGGCGGCCTTTGGTTATCACAATGCTTTCCCGAAGCCTGACGACTTGGTGACAATCATATCCGTGAATGGAGAGCCTTGGAACATTCAGGCGCAGTTTGTGCAGATAGAGGGAGAGTTCATCTTGGCAAACGTTGACCAGTTGAGGCTGGTTTACATTGCCGCCCCCACAGACGGAACAACGCTTCAAGGCATACCTGACCAGCTAAAACCGCTCATAGGAATCAGGTGGGCCTATCTTACGTGTGTACGCATCACGAACAACATTGAACTCTATAACATGATAGCGGACATGTACCAGAGGGAGTTGCACAGGATGCGGGACAACGACTTCATCAACAACACGGGAGGCAGGTTTAACTACCGCAACAAGCTTATGAGCCAGTCCACTTGGGGCCGCTATCCGTTCGGGACGACAGCACCCTACCAAGGCTCTTATACCTACATTCCCGATTAAACTAAAAACCTTCCAGACATATGGCCTCAAATAACCGGCAATTTCAAATGCAACTCAACTTCAACGGGGGGCAGGTTTCCGAGAACTTCACCCCACGAGTTGACATGCAGAAATACCAGACGAGTTGTTCATTGATGAGGAACTTTATTCCTCGGCAGTTTGGTATGTTAAAGAGGCGACCGGGTTTTGGTGTGATTGACGCATTCAAAAATCCTTTTCGGATATTGAAGTTCCCTTGCACCAACAACGAGGAATACATTGTTTGCGTCCACTCCGACAACAAGTATGAGAGCGGTGGTTGCACTCCCTTCGCAACCATTTACCAATGCGGGTATTTTGGAGACGAGACGAGGAAATGGGAGGTAAATCTTGAGATAGATTCTGTTTTTCAGGCTGGCATCAACGGATGGACGGCTGATGTTGGCAATGAGAGGCATGGGCGTTTTTGGGATACGGACTTAGCTAAAATCAAATATGTATCTCAAAACGACAAGATGTGGATAGTGCATCCTGATTTCTTCCCTCTGGAATTAACAAGGACGGCGAAGCCAGCACAACTTCCGCAGACGTCGATGGCAGAGGACAAGTATGTTGTTGAGTTCGACACCTCCTCAAACACGAATCTTTCCACAAAAAACTCTTTGTGTTTTGGTTTGTATGGCGTTAATAGGCTAAATGCAAAAACACAACCTTTCTTTACCTTAAACTTTAAGGACAACAAATCTATTGCTTTTGGTTTTAGCGGTAGTGGCGCCGATACGAAGTGGGCTATAACTACTTCGGATGGAGTTGTACATCAACTGGAAAACATTGGCGTTAGCTCTGACCAGACTGTAGATTTTAGCGATTTCAATAAAAACACACCTATCAACATTTATTGCTTCCTGACGTGGCGAGGAAACAAGCTTTACGCAAGCATAGGATGTAATAACAGTTATGGAACGTTAGGCCTCTATAAGTATTCCTCCTCCGAAGTCGAGGTTGATTCTTCTTTGGGCAACTTGTTAAGTTTTGTTATTGGGGGAACTCCGGGGAGTTCGACCGATGCTCAATCTTATGTTTCTTTCAAAGAAACCTTTAGTGCTGGTTCAGATTTTAGCGGCATTGGGATTAAAGTGAATTTTGGACAAGGAGATGTGCCTGATAAAAGCTTTAATAACAACGACCACAGGACGTCGCTAATAATGGCTCAAATGTTTGGAGACACTTCGAGTGTGTTCAAGCTTAATGATTATCAAATCCAGCAATACAATAATTCCGTTTTCCCCATTAAGCGGATATACGAGAGCGGCACAAATATTTACACGGAAGAATCTGTCATTGAGTTCAAGTTGACGACGATGGACTTCCTGACTTATCCCAAGAGCGACGACTACTATATAAGGGATAAAAGCCAAGGAACTAATCCTGATAGTCCCATGTTTTGTAGGAACCATGAGACATACCCGGATATTCCCTATTACGTCTATGAGGACACCAGCGTCTCCTTAAACACTATCAACGCTGTTTTTGGGGACAGGTATTTCCTTTCTGATGGTTCCGTCTCGCAATTAACAGGCAACGACGGGACTCGAATTGCCGAGTGGTTAAAAGAATATACTCCGGGGGATATTGTTATCGGCTCCTGCCTGATGAACAAAACGGACGGCGTATTGAATGGGAACATATACAACTTCTCTGCTGGCACCAACATTGGAATCCCCATTAACTTTTTCCGCATGGCTAATATTGTGTGCCGCTACGTTCGAGGCGACTGGACTCTTAGCACAGACGCAGAAGTGGCGACAACCAAAGGGGTTCTTGTAAGTTATTTGGAGAATAGCAAGGTCTTTTCAGGCTATCCTTCTGGCGGCGGCTACACAGTCTTCCGAATCGGCAATGGCTATTTCTCACAGCCGAGGAAGCTTAGCATGTCGGGAAGCAACACTCCGGGCGTATTTGTTGGGCTTGTTTATATTGGTGAGAACGGAACTGTATCTACTGATACTGGTGATGCTGGCCAGTCCATTGAGGTTGATAATGGAGGTGGTGTTTATCAGACAGACATTCCCTTTGCCGTGTGGCCTAATCAAAAGAGGCTTACTTCAACAACGACAGATGCGACGGTATTCCAAAACCTGACCATTATGCCAATGATGTATGCCCCTGTGCTGGATGGCATATTCAAAACATTTAGTTCCTTGTTTGGTCGTGGCAACTACCAGCTGACTCAAACCAATATCAGTAGCACCAGCTACTATTCGGCCAAGTTTAACGATTTAGTCAAGTGTGCTTTCTCTGTAGAAAAAGGCTATCCTTCCTGCATAGCGTTGCGTAATGGGCGGCTGATATTAGCTTCAACTAAGGCCCAGCCCCAAACAATATGGGCTTCCCGTGTTGACAGGTATAATGAGTTCTCTGTGGACGACATGGCAGATTCCGGCTGGGATTTGACGATAGGCGCGAACCAGAGCCAAAAGATTCAATGGTTGTCTTCCTCTAAGGATTTGATAGTAGGAACAGACATTGGCGAATGGGTGCTGAACGACAGCGACTCAAGCAATCCTGTACCCATTATTAAAGAGCAATCCAGATGGGGTTCTTCTGTGGCGCAAGGGGAACTGATGACGGAGAGCCTGTTTTTCATCCCTAGAGACAAAAAGGGTGTTATCCAGTCAATCTACTCTTTCCAGATTGATGGCTACACATCGGAAGATGTGACGATTATGGCATCCGATTTGTTTGATTATGGGATTACTTCTCATTCGATTCAGAAAGACCCTGACCCAATCTGGTGGGGTACTACTGGCGACGGAAGGCTTTTAGGGTTGCTGTATAACCGGGTGCAGGACATCAATGGCTGGTTTCAATGCGATATTCAAGGAGCCTTCATAAATCAGGTATGCTGTTACAATAACCCGGTAAAAGGCGAAGAAGGATTGATTGTTTCCGTAAAAGGTAAAGGCGAGAACGATTTCGTAAACGCCAATCAATACTTCCTCTCTTATATGGAGGACAGCAATCCTTGTGTTGACTTCTTCTCCACGGGGAGTACGACCGATTCAAACGCGCTTACAGGGGGATTTGACCCTATGTCATGGGATTTATTCTCCACGGGGAGTACGACCGATTCAGACGCGCTTAATACAATTCTAGTCAATGGGTACTTCAAAGAAACGCCTAGTAGTGAACAAGTTACGATTCAGACAAAACCAGCTGACACTCAATCCTGGGTATCAGAATTTTATTTCACCTTCGATGACGCTTCTGTTTTCAATAATCCGGCGGCTAATGGTAGCTCTGTTGAGATAACAGCATTCCTTTTTGAGAATCAATATGACCCTTCTCTAAGCCAATTACTCAAGGGGCCGTTTTATTTGTTTGTGTACGATTCAGAGACACAAGCATTATTAGCTCGCTCAAACAACTCGGTAGAGCTTCCTGACGATAAGAACCAGCTTCCTATTCTTGAGTTCCTGTTTAGCGGATTAACTGTAAACGCTAACCAGAAAATAAAGGTTTTCTTCTCAAGCAATGAATCAGCCTCCTTTGAAGGGAATGAAGAAATATTACAGGTTTCCTGTTTTAGTTATTCTACCCATGAGACGGAATACGGATATTTCCCGTATATGGATGTCCGCACAACTGTATTGAATTCCAAGATTGAATATGACGAAACCAAGCCTGTTTATCTGGATGTCATATCGGCAGTTGGTGAAACGACAACAGGTTATTGCTTTGGCGGGAATGATATAAATAATAATTATTCTTATTATCGTCCATCACCAGAAGGGGAAGGCTTTTTTTCCCAAAGCAAAATTGTGTTCAATGTTACAGGAGAAATTGAATCGCAAACAGGGGAAGTCCAAAACGCTGGATTTGTTGGTAGCCCAACTTCGTTGACCAGTGTTTTCCCTAACTTCGTTTTCGGGCTTCACATCTTTTCAGAGTTTGTGTCGATGCCGATGGGGAATGCTAACAATTACGTCATCCCGGCAACCACCACCAAGATTAGCCAACTGCGCTATCAAGTATCACGGGATGAGGGCAACGACGTAACTCCTTCATCTTCATTTCTTAGTGATGACGGTCTGACTTATGGTGCGCCAAGGATTCAGGCCACAGTTCAGGCATTGGACTATGATGCCCCGATAGCTATGGAAAAGAGCACTTCCATGTCGGTATCAACAAACTTGTCTAACGGGAGAGACCATATTGTATTGAGTGGACAAAGCTCTACAGATACAAGACTGTACTTTTCCTTAGATGATGCTAAAAAGGTGAACGTATTAGCGGCGTATATTCTGTATGATTCCACCATCATTAGCTGACACAGGCGGCCTAACCGCAGATGGTTTGTTGCCATTGACAGGCTTCCCCTCATGGATGTGGGGAAGCGACATTCTTAATGGTCAACTCTGGGGTGGAACAGAAATAGCAGAGCCAGCTTACAACGAAATTTGGACAGACCCTATGACTGGTGTTACGAATGCGCTCCTACCTTCGTTGACTGGATTGGAGCCAATGAACGGCCTGTATGATATTGATTATCAGATAGGTTATCCTGAAATGCCCCAGCCGCCGACATATAACCCTAACACAAGTTATTTATCATCAACGACTTCAATAGATACGTCAGCTGGGTTCGAGAAGTCTAGTCCCAACAAAATAGCATGGGGTGACACGTTTGACCCGTTCGGCTTCAACTCTGCGACGCTTAAAGGATTTGGTAGTGTTCTTTCGGATGTGTCGTCTTCCTTGAGCAAGAAGAGGTCATATGCCAACTATGTCGCCAGTTATGAGAATCAGGCACAGGCGTTAAGGAATCAAGCCGAGTCGGCATACAGGATTGCCGGAATAAACATGTCTCGCCTTCGAGGGAATCAGGCGAAATACCTAGCCCAGCAAAGGGTGTCAGCAGTCAGAACAGGCTTCGCCCCGACTTCCGGTTCCATAGGCGCTGTACAACAGGCGACAATGAGCCAGTTCGAGCAACAAATAGCTGATGCTTGGGTGGAAGCGGAACAAAAGAGGCAGAACACAATGTATCAAGCAAGCGTTGCTGATTGGCGGGCAAGCGAAGCCCGGAAGGCTAGCAAGCGCTCATCCGGTGGATTCCTTGGCTCGCTACTTGGCTCTGGTGTGGGAGCTTATTTTGGAGGCCCCACCGGAATGGCGATAGGTTCTAAGATAGGTTCATCCATAGGAGGGTTATTTTAATCATGGCGACCAACGATACTAGAGACATAAGACTGGGTGTCAGTAGTGCAAACAAGGAGGGGTTGTTGCCTTCTCCTTCAAACCGTTATTTGCGCTCCTCTTACGATGCGGCCAGATATGTTCCTATTGGAAATGAGTTCGACAAAGAGAGCCGAGTAAAGGAGCTTGGAGACCTTGGAGAAGGACTCACAATGTGGTCGAAGGCGCAAGCGGAAGTCGAGACAACGAACGACAGTATTCAGTCACGGCGCATGCAGGCAGAGTACATGGAAGCTTCCACACAGGTTTTCAATCAGCTTCAAAAAGACCCCAGCACGATGAACAATCCTGCGGTTTGGCTGGACGCCTATACGGAGGAGATGACATCAAGGGTGGCAGAGATTAACAACAAGTATGCCAAATCGTTTTATGTTGGGCGCAATCAGATGTTGTCCAATGAAAGGCTCAACCTGTTGCTGAAAGAGGAGAAGAACAAGGTGAGCCTGATGGCGGCAGACAGAATATCAAAGATGGCCGCAGACGAAACTAATGCGGCGTTCAAGATTGCTGTGGCCAACAGGGATTTCGGATTGGCTAGGGAGATAAATAAAAGCCCCTACCTAACACCTGCGGAAAAGATGTTGAATGAGAATGGAATTGTTCAAGCCCAGACACAAGACATCATCCAGCAGGAAACATTGAGGAATCCTTGGGGTGTGCTGGAAGAGGTGAACAGGGATGGCGCTGTACAGCGTCGTGAATTGACCTACGAGCAACAGCAGTACGCATTGAACCAAGCGCAGGGCCGGATAAGCATGATTCAAAAGCAATCGTATGACTCGCTCGTACAGAAGTTTTTGTTCAACCCGGAAGAGTTTGAGATGGATGTCGCCAAAAAGCTATTGGACACCAACCAGCTGACGACCCAGCAATATGTCAACCTCCTCAACATGAAGAAGACCATGAGCGCCAAGATTGAGCCGACTCCAATGCAGTTTGCGGCCATGTCTAATTGGGCGGTCAAGCTTTCAAAGGATTATCACAAAGAGTCGCCAGAGGGACAGGCCAATATCCTCTCCCAAGCTGAACGGCTTTTTGAGCAGATGAATTTCAGCGCCAGCGACAAGAACTCATTGCTCAAGCTTGTAACACAAAAGATTTCCCCGGAAACGTTCAATCAGGCTGACAAGTTGGTAGAGAAGTTTTGGGATAACGGCCAACTACCTCTGACCAAGACAGAGGATTACACCGGAACTCAAGGAGGGACTACTCCGATTTATTTGACGGAGGAAGAGTTTAATACCCAGTTCAAAGAGAGGAAGAACCAGTTTTTCTTAGACAAAAGCAGGACATACCTAGACCCGAAAACGTCACAAGACAGGTATGCGGTAATGGAGTATGTGCCGGACTCGAACAATCTGTTCCTGCAAGAAAAGATAAAAAGCGAAGTTCGTTCCGTCCTTTCTGATAAGATTGCTGAATATAGGGCAGAACACAATGGGAAATCTCCTACCGGACAAGAGCTTTATGAGCTTGTTTTTTTCGCACAAGAAGAGGCGTTCTCCCGGAATAATATCAGCAGTATTGACCCATTATCTTCTGCCTCTGTTTATCCTTCTGGACAGCAAGACAGAGACGAAAGAAAGGCGACATTTATTCCGAACAACGTTAGAGTGTCGGCTATATCGAATAAAGCTTCTATAGATATTCCGACTAATGGTGCTTTTATTGTTTGGGCCGGAAGTAACTCTTTCATTACAAACGAGAAAGACTACTTGAGCATATATAAACGGGCCGGGGCGCCCCCTCAAGGATTTATCGTAGCAGATGAATCTTTCCTCCAAGCTCCACACAAAGATTTAATGGATGTGCAAGCTATGATTTCGGCCAAAGCGATAGCGGCGAAAGCTGGATTAGATGCACAAGGAGAGCAGGGAATTTATTGTGCATTGCTTTCCTATTGGAATAATTTATAAACAAATCATGGAAGAGCTTTCAGAACAACCCGAAGATTCTATCCTGTTGGATGAAATAAAGAAAATGAATTCGGGCCTCGCTTCTAATAAGGAGCAACCTGAAATAACAGAAGAGGATTTAGAAGCAAATCCTCAAGCTTACTCTTCTGAACAAATTGAAGGGGTTTTAAGAAACAAGAGAAGTATTCGCACAAAGCTTGACGATTATTTAAGGATGTCGTCTAGCTTGCTTCCTACTACTCCACGAGAAGCCTTAGATGCCGTAGGGACATTGCGTGAGGAACTGCAAGCAAATGGTATAGACCCGGAGTATGAGAGGTATCGTGAGAAGATAAAAAGAAACGAAGATATAGTTTATTCGGTTACTAGGTATATCAATCCAACAACAGGCTTGTTTGGGGATGTTCCTGCACAAGATGTAACAAACAATAAGCTGGAAAAAATACTTAGTGTTGAGCAAATTAGGGATTTCAATAATGCCCCGCAGTTTATGCGAGACAAATATGTTTTCAATCGCATTGTTGAAAACTTTTTCCCGGAAGGGGAGATGGATAAAGGGTATGCACTAGAACTCCTGAAAAAGCATTATCAAACCGACTCAATGCACGGAGTTGTCAGCAAATACGCTCAAGAGCTTCAAAGGAACAAGGATGAGGAGACAGCATACAATGAAGCCTCTACCAGATTTTTCGATTCCTTTATAGAAACAGGAGGCGATTACCAGAAAGCAATCGACAGCTTGGAAGGCAATCTAAACCTGTATGCGGAAAACATTTTCAACCAAGAACCTGCGCTTAAATACATTTACCAGCGTGCGTATAACTCCGTCTCATGGATTAAAGATGAATACATAGAGAGCGGAGAGCTGGATTGGGACAAGATGGCAGACAGGTTGTTGAAGCTTGGGGAAGGAGAGACGTTCTCTCTAGCCATTCAGATGCTTCCCTACATGTTGCCCAAAGACGACAGGACTTGGCTCACCCAAGCCATAGACGACACCGCCTCTGATGTCTCCCGCTTTGCTAGGCTTATGGTTGACGGAGGAGGTGATAGCGCCCAAGCAGAACGCCTTGCGTTGGCTATCCAGCAGGAATATCGTCAGGGCCGAGACATGCCTACTTCGTGGCTAGGAATAGCGGCTAAGGTAGTAACAGACCAAGTTCCCAAGATAACGGCAGTAACAGGAAGTTCTCTTTTAGCTAGTGGTGGAGGCCCTGTATCTATGGCCGCCACAGGTATGGCTGTCGGCTCAATGGTGTATGGTTCAACGGTAGGTCTTGAGGCATATAGGACGAATTCTTCTAGGGCAGGAGCATTGACATATGGTGTTACTGTTGGGGCCTTGGAAGGTCTCCTTGAAAACATAACTCTTGGTGCTGGTGCTTTGGCCACCAAGGGTATTAAGGTGGCAGAGGCAGGTAGGAAAATGGCCTCTGTTGTCGGAAGAGTTCCCGCTACCGTAAGAGGTGCGGCGGCTGGTGCTTTGTCTGAATATACCCAAGAAGTCATTGCTGACCCAATTTATGTTGGATTGGAGAATGTAATGCGCTCTGCGGGGTTTGAGCTTACCCAGCAAAACACCCTTAAAAACTGGTGGGAAACATTGGACTTCACATCCCCTGAACTATTGGGGGCTACAGCCATTCTTGGCGGCTCCATTGGTGCTGTTGGGGGCTATCAAGCTAACCACCTCATCAACCGAGTAGGAAGAAGCGCTTCGGCTCTTCAAGCTTATGGTGTACCCGAATCGGAAGCTGTGGCTATTGCCGAAATGCCAGACGGCAAGGAGCGCACAAACAGGCTTATATCGGCCCTTCGCAACAACCGGGTAAGCCCCGACGTGCAAATAACAAACCAGCAAGCGGGGATATTCCTGAACTTTTTAGCTAAGAATGCAGAGAGGTTTAAGGATGTTGAGCTGATGCCGGAGATATCCGACAACGGGGACGGAACCTTTAATATTGTTGAGAGAGACCCGGTAAGTGGAGCTGAAAAAGTAACCACAGTAACAGACGAAATCGCAGGGACGTTCATGTCTCAAGCGTTGCAGTCAAATCCGGGATTTATCAGGGCATTAAATATTTTCGCCCAAGAAGAGATAGAGTCAGGGGTGGGCAAGGAGACGAAGATAAAGAGCTATACTCCTGACGAACTCCGAGCAAAAATCCAATCCACAGAAGACAACAATGCAACTATAGCACGACTTAGGGCTTTGGCTGTAATTAACCAAGACCCGGAATTGTTGCAGAGTTTTCGTGATGGGAAAGTAAGTATTGAAGATGTAGCAAATGAGCTGGAAATTGTATCTGCATATAGAGATGGCACGATTGCTGTTGCGAGGGGTGAAGCGAATCCTCTCAATATTCTGGAAGAAATAATTCACGCCCGTGCAATATCCGACTTGGAGAGCGGCGTTATTTCTCGAAGCGTCATTGAAACACAGGTAAGGAATTACTTGGAGTTCTTGGGACGTAGTGCGAAAGAGATAGGGGATTTGAGCAATGACGTTGTGTTGCAGGAACATTTGGCGAATATGGGGAAGGCTTTGGCAACAACGCCGGAACTGTTTTCCGCAATGCCCGGCAATGTTCAAACAATCCTTGAGTGGCAGAAGGACGCTATAGCGGAAGTAGGAAATGTCTTTGCGGAAGGCGCTCTGATAAAAGAGGCCATTGAGCAGGGCATTGTCTCTCCCGATTTTGTCAAGTGGTCTAAATCGTTGGCGACAATGGCCGAGCGTCGTGATGGACAGGACGTTGGCGAGCTTATCAATGGAGCAACGGGCGAAAACATTTTGCCGATGGGAAAAACTCTTCCTTCTGCGAGAAGGAGAGGAACAATAGACGTAACTCCCTCTATTAAAACCATTAACGAAGCTATCAAGAGTATTATTGGAGGGACATCGGAAAAGTCGGTTGGACAGCTTCATAAATTGCAGAGAAGCATGACCAAGCTTTCCGAAAGGTTTTCACAAGGCAAGCTAACAGAGAGGGGCCAGCAGAAAGCATTGCTGAACTCTGTCCTCTCTATCGCTAATGCTATGGCTTCGGGGAGCCGGAAGTTTATTTCTAACCAACTTGCTGACAGGCTGGCTAATCCGAAAAGCAATGAGGCCTTCAATGCGGACATGAAAACAGCTCTTGATGCGACCGTTAGAGCGTTGAATGAAAGGGCAGAGGAAGCTAGTCGGAAACAGGCAGAAGAAATAATCCGCGCCCTGATGTCTAGGAAGGTAGAGGAAAACAAAAGACTAGAGAAAGAAAGCATAGCAAAAACCAAAGAGAAAATAAGGGCTGAAATTGCAAAGGCGGCCCGCGAAGAAAAAGCCTCAAAAAGACGTGAAAAGGCACGAACAAAAAAAGAAAAAGAAAAAGCTCTTCGGGATGCCCGCAGAGAAAGAGAGCGGATAAAAAAAATAATTAGAGAGAAGAAAGAGGAAGCAAAAAAGGAAGCTCAAAAGGCAAGAGAGGCGTTTAATAAAGAAATGTCATTCCTTCGCAATCTGATTACAAAAGAAATTACAAAAGATGTTAAGGAAGAACAAAAGGCAAAAGAAGCAGAGAAGAAGCTTGCTACTAAAAGCATAGAGAGCTTGCGGAGGTTAGCGGAAAATGCCTTCAAAGACACTAAAGGACGTTCGCTTTCTTTGGACGCACAAGCCAGAGAGGAGACTATGGATGCCCTTGAGGTTATGGCTATGTCTCCTTCCGAAGTTGCAACCCAGCTTGAAGTCTTGGATAGCACCATAGATGAGCTTCAAAACCAGCCTGCCACAGAAGAACTTGCTCTGGAACTGGAAAATCTGGAAAACCAAAAGAATCTCCTTGAGGTGTTTGGTAGTGCGTTGTATCGGGAGAAGATGCCTAACGGAAGGTATAAGTATGCTCTCAATGCACAGCAACTTGCGGAAGCAGTTAAGACATTGAAGGAGCTACAGCGTGAAGGGCGACTCCGCAGGAAAAAGGTTAATGAACGTATTGAGCGCTTCTATAATGATTTTAACGCTAAAATCAATGAGCGAGTAGGAGGAGAGAAGAATCGTGATGCCCTTAGAAAAGCCGTAATGGAAAGGGACCAACGGGGAACGGGCTTTTTAGATAGAATCTTCACGCAATTCATGAGCCTTCAACAACTCCTCGAAGTGATGTCTTCCATGAAATCCTTTAAGGACATAGGGACATTCTTACAGAACAACGTCCAATTCGCAGAGCAACAGCGAGGGGTAGAAAAAGAAAAGGCTACGTCCAATGCGATTCGCATCATGCGTGGAATGATGGAGATTGCAGGGCAGAACTCTCCAAGGTATTTTGATGAGCTTTCTACAAAAACTATTCCCTTTATGGGGCATGAGCTAACCAAGTATGGCCTTGTAAAAGTCTATCAGACATTGAGAGAGAAGGATGGCTTGGATGTATTGAGAGAAAACCTTGGAGACAAGGGGATGGATTTCGGCAACTATCGTAAGTACCAACAGGAGTTGGAGGGCTTAAACAAGAGCCTTGATGATGGTGTTATTACTTCCGAAGAGTTTGAGTCCAAGCTGGAAGCCATTGAAGAAGAATACCTTGCGAGGAAGGAAAAAGATATTGCCAAGCTATTGGAATTGCTTGGGCCGGATGGGCTTTACCTTGCTGACGAGTTACAGAACCTGTATCGGGAAAAGGGCGAGAAGCTACGGGCGTTCATGGCAGAGAACTATGGCCAGACGGTCATCCTTGATGACTACTATACGCCCCGCAATATTGCCGCCTATAATACAATGCAAGAAGGGGATATGGATGCTTACAGTAAGGGACACGTCACAAGGACGGGCTTGCCCTCTTACGCAAAGCACCGGAACACTCCCTCTTCGGCGGCGCTCTCTCTGGAAATAAACCCTCTTGGGGAATATCTTCGTTATAGCTCTATCATGGAGGGGTGGATGACAGCTTCGGAACTGGTCAACTTCAACAACCGGGTATGGGCTAATCCCACCACGAACGCCCAGTTGCAGAAATTATTAGGCCCAGCCAATTTCGAGGCGGCAAACAAAGCCCTGTATTACTTCATCAACGAGGGGCGTGTGTATGCCCAAAAGAGCGTGTTGGCAGAGGTAATGGGGAAAGTGTTCCAAGTATTGGCTAAGACAAGGATTGCTTTCTCCTTGGCTTCTCTGGTGCGCTCTGGGGCGGCTTTGTTCAACCCTATCGTTGGTAGCAACTTCTCCATGATGGAAATTATCAAAGGCGTGGCAGAGGTGACAAGCGGGAACTATAAAGGTTTTACCCTTGAAGAGCTTCGTGACTTGGAGGCAATGAAGGAACGTAAGTACCGTGGATGGGAAGACCGTGTGCTTGCCGATAAGGCATTAAGCATTCCCCTAAAAAAACAAGCGCAATGGGGATATTGGCAGGAAGCGGGCATGAGCGGCCTTATGGCTTTTGACTGGTGGAGCATATCTTTTGTGAATCAGCTGACCTCCCACATGCTTGCTAATCGCGGTTTGTCGCATGAACAGATAAGATGGGAGCTTAACAAAAACATCTACCAGACGGCACAGCCTTTATCTACCTCCGCTAAGGCTATCCACTTGATGGGTGGAAGCTCATTTGAGAAAGCCCAGTTCCTTTTCTTGTCTGACGTGATGAACAAGTTCGGTCTAGTGATGATGCAAGGCAAAAAGGATGTTCCTTTCTGGGAGGCTTTTCAGGGAGCCTTTCGTGTTTATACTATTACCGCTCTTGCTAATGGTCTCTTCAACGGCTTGGCTACAGGTTTGTTTGGCGATAAAGACAAAGAGGACGACTTCATGAGCAACTTCTTATTGACTTCGGTATTGGGTCCGATTGTCTCTGTTCCTATGTTCGGCGGGTTTGCAGAGTGGTGCGCTTCCCTTATTAGCGGTGGTAAGCAATTCAGTCTGGGACGAGCCGATATGGCTGATTTATCCAAATCAATTCAAGGCTTAGTCAGAAGTATTGTGAAGACGTATGAGACTGTATCGGAAAAATGGGACAAGGAAGGTGCTTTGACTACCAATGATTACATTGATATGGTTTCTTATGTAGGCAAAAATATTGGGAGTGTCGCATCGGCTACCACAATATTTGGTACTTCTGGGCAGAGTATGACCAAAGCTCTAGAGATGGTAGGCGCATTGTCGAATGCCCTTTCTCAAGTGAAGACGACCGCTCAAAAGGCACTCCCGGAGCCAATCAACCCGCTTTATACGGAGAAGGAGGAAATGAAGGAAAGAGCGCGACAGCTCAAGAAAGCTAAGAGAGAAGCGAAGAGGGAGAACGGCGAGCGTTCGGCCACGTATAGAAAACTTTCTAGGGAATTAAGACAAATAAACAAACTACTCAAGATTAGAGGCTGGGAAGACTAACCAACAATCTTTAACCAAGACAACATTGACCAATGACTGCAAAAAAAAAGACAACCGCCCGTACAACCGGGCTAACTGGCAATCAGTTTGCTAGCGTTGAGCAAGGTCGTTCTTATGTTCTGTCAGTACACTCTCCCTCTGGGGCAGGAGAGATAGAACTATTGGCGGCCGATAGCGACCAACAGAGCGAGCCGGATATGTTTAGCATGCTTTACGAAAAAATTGAAACAGCTAGGCAAATCCCATTTATTGCAATTTCTCCCTTTATTTTTGTAAACGCGGGGAGTAGCGATGTACAATGGCTGGTTACTCCGGCAAATTTTAGTCTAGCCGTCCCCGGTGCGTCGTCCGGCGGCGGCTCAAGCTTTGACCCCGCTTCTGACCAAAACATTTCAGGGAATTGGAAGTTTACACAGCCCCTTAAAATTGCAGAAGCAACGGTAGCGACAGAGGCTGTAACTCTAGGGTATGTTAATGCACGATTCCAGCAGACTGTTGACATAATTTCAACACAAACCATAGGCGGCACTAAGACCTTCTCTGCGTCTCCTGTAGTTCCAATTCCTACTGCGCAAAACCAAGCGGCTAACAAAAACTACGTTGACGGTCATATTATCCAAGTGAAGAGCATGTTGGAAACAACTATGGGCTATGTGGAAATGACGGAAGCGGAGTATAACGCTCTTAGCGAAAAAGCAAACAACTGTATTTACTATCTAACCGACAAATCTACGTGGGCTATCGGTGACAAGAAAATTGTCGCGTCTGATATGCCTGCGTGATAGTCCCCTCTCCCGATTTCGGGGGGGGGCATAACTCTTTTATAATTATAGCAATGTATTTAACCACACTTGAATTAGTAGCGGAATCCGCTTTTGAGACGAATGTTTTAAAGATTCCGGCCTCGGCTCCTTCTGGTATTTACGAATTAGAATTTCCGGGAGGTATTGCTTCGTATGCTTTTAATGTAATTGCGTTTGAAAACTATGATTCTCTAGCCAGTTCTAACCAATCTTTGCTAGAACTGGCTAATCCCCCACTAATAGTCACCAACGGGACGGCGACGGTTCTTGAGTGGATGTGGGATGATGTGGAATCAGCTTCTATGGTAAGCATTCCTAATGGCTCCACTATCGCCTCTTTGAAGTGTTTCTTCTCTCACACTCAAGGGACGGAAACAAACTTGCTAAAACTAATGGGGGTGAATATATTTACATCCGGAATTTCTGTTAAAAAGGTAGTAGTAAGACAAATTGCCTGATTTTATTACTCGACATGAACAACACTTCATCCTGGTATACCAACAGTTGCTATTCCGGTAGCCACTGTATATAGGTGTTTCAATGTCATAAAGACAGGGCCTCCGTTAAAAGCGGGGGTCCTGTTTTTTATGCGTGTTCGAGCAACTTGTAAGCTTTCCTTACAAGTTCGATGAACTGTAAAGAAAAACTTTACAGTTGACCAAGGGAACAGGATTTGGTCTAATGCTCTTGGAAGAATTCTCTTCTTCTTTCGTTGTGCATATTCGAGCGGAGCAGCTTCGGGGTTTTTTCTCATGTTTTACCCGAAGCTGCTCTTCTTTTTTGTCTTGAAACAGGCCTGATGTAAAAAATATGTGTTGTATGACACAACTATAATTAACTAATAACCATATACTTATGTCACACAATGTTCCGTTTCGAGCGTTTTCGATGTCAAACTTTAGGCTTGATTTTTTGAGGGGTGTTTCGTTAAAATCTTGTTCAAGGAACAGGGCGGTTAAGTTGATTGTCTTCCTTTGGCCGCTCCAAGGCTCAATCTCCCTCGTGGTTAGCAACAACCAAGTGTTTAGCAAATAACTTGGTTCTCTACAAGAAAAGAGTTCGGATATGGCAAGCATATCCTTCATGAATATCTTAGAATATTAAAGGTCTAAGCTGGTTAGAGAAACAAAGGGATTAGAAAATAAATGGTTTTAAAACAGTTCTAATTTGGAACACGTTGGTTAGATAAAGTATGTAAGAATAAACCATTTAATATTTAATTATCAGTTTTATTCCTTCGTTCGACTAACAGGTTGCATAGAGCGGCTAACAAGAGAGCCAAGTTCGAAGGTGTTAGCGAAACGATAACATAGACCACTTCGAAGTTATTAACTACCGTCTCCAACCACAAAGGACGTTACACCGTATATACGCGCGCGCGAATTTATAAGAGAGGAAAACAAAAACTTTTCTCTCTTCTGTATGACATTTTCAAAAAAAAAAAAACATTGATTACTCTCTCGTTGCTTATTAGTATTGCTACATCGTTAGGAGCTACATGGTGTATTTCCTTCGATGTTTTGCCTTGAATCCAAAACAACCAATAACCAATAAATAGTATGGAACGAAAAAAAATAAACGGAGAGGAATTTCCGAACAGCCTGTTGAGCGTATTTATTGCCTTGTTTGACAATAATCCTGTCAAGAGCGCCATGTTTATGGCTGATTTTGAAGAACTGCATGGTGTCGGTTTTGACTTCAATCCTAACTGCAATGTCTGGTATAGAATCAAAGCTAACATTATCGACTCTGTTGACGACTTAAAAGCTTCCGAAGAGGATAAAGTACGTCTTAGGAAGAAGCTTGCAAGTATTGTCGGAATTCCTGTTTTTCATGTTGGTGAAAACTCTAAACATGATTCGATTCTTGTGGCTAGTATGAATGGAACAAAACTTATGGACTTTAATAAAAAGTACTTCTATAAGATTGAGTCCAAGCCTTGCATGAAGAATCTGAAAAAAGCACTCTTCGAGACTACTTCTTGGGACGAATTTATCAAACCTCTTATTTGTCTCGTCCGTGGATTTGGGCTTGATAAGTGCGCTAGCTTCCCTAGTATTGAGGCGAAGCGTTCCGATGAAGAAGAAGATTAACCTTGCAGTCTTGAATAACTTTTTAACGTTCCTGAACAATGTTCATGAGCTAACCGAGCGAGGTTGGGTTCATGAGGCAACAGGGACAATGTATAAAAAGTGTTCAAAGCTTTTCGACACATTCAAAGAGTCCTATTCAGGCAATTCCCTAAGCCCCGATAAAGACATCGTTATGGAGGAGGTTTCCTTAACAGAGACACCTAGTGATGACGAAGTACTTGAGGTGCTTAGGGAAGAATGTGACGAGATTTGCGAATACCTTTATGAGGTAGCCGGACAAGAATCATTTTTAGTTTCACAAGTAGATGAAATTAAAACTGTTTTGAGTCAGCAACTATTTGTTGCTAGGAAGGTGTAGCAAAACCCTGCCATATGAGTTTATGAGCTAGGGTGAAAATCAATCCAAATCAAACAACTAATCATATAAAAGTAGGAACCTCCGCACTACGGGCGTAAAGTGCGTTAGTAGTGCGGAGTTTTTGTTTGTATAGGAAAGCAATGAATGTTATTTGTCCATGTATGAAGACAACTTACACGTTCGAAGCGCTAGTAGAGGCTGTTGCTGTTCAGGCTGGGTTAGATACTAGTGTTCCCGAAGACCACACCAAGGCGTGTGAGCTTGCCACATGGATGCTTGACGAAGGATATTCTTCTATCGTCCTGACTCATGCGGCAGAGTTTGCGGAGGAAAAGGGTGTTCCTGCCAAATGGATTGCCCTTGTCAGCGCCATCATTGGTGCTGTTATTGCCTTTTTCTGCACTACTGGTTGCGCCAACACATCGTTTACTTTGTCTGGTGAACAGGGTGGGCAGATTAGCTATAGCGTTGACGAAAACGGGAACCTCATTATCTCCGGCAAGCCTCCTGTCGTCCAAAAACTCAAGAAGTGATGTTAATGCCGACAACAAAAATTGCTTCTCTTCTTCAAATTGTTAAGGATTATAAGGAGATTATAATCCTGTTCGCTCCTTTGGTGTGTTGCTTCTTTCTGTATCAGGACAACGTAAAAATGCGGCAGGACATGCTAAAGTTGCAACAAGACCAAGCTCATGCGACATTGAAGATTTCAGAAGCAATGGCTCAACAGGTAGAGCTTATTCGGCGCATTGATTGTACTGTTACCTCTCTTCAAAACAAATGAATGTCATTATCGCTATCGACAAGCAAGATAAAGTTCTAACTAATATCGCATCAAACCTAGTAGAACTTCTGGATAAAGAGCTTCTAAATCCATCTCTGGACATAGTTCCTCTCACAAGGGAGGTGAACCTGTTTATGTCTAACAGGTGGGACAATATGAAGGTTGATTTTATCTTGCGGCTGCGGACATCATACGTCACTTCTAATCGCAGTACCTATCAGAAAATCGTCTCTTCAAATACTCAAGGGCCTTTTGGTTTCAGGCTTCTTCATACGTCGCATTCGTTGTTGGAAAAAGAGGGGTGGGGACAATACGGATTCAACCCCTGCACAGAGTTTAAGGGCCTCCCCGACTGGATTGATTTCATGGATATTGAGCTTGCCAATATGGGCGACCCCAAAGATATTGCCGCTATCGGCGACGGAAAGGTTTTTGCTCAAAGTGCCGCTCAATGGATGAACAAGGCCGCAAACTGGTTACGGATTGGCAGGAAGAAAAAATAACTGTCAGCCAAAAAAGAAATCATCTATTTTCTCCAACTCCATTTTAGACAAGGGAGCCTGTTTGTGGTAAGCGGAAATCCCCGCCCGTCTTGTCCTTCGGGGGTTTATCAGGTTAAGAGGAATACATCTCTTGGTTTTAAAGTCTTTTCTGTATAGCTCTGCCCGGCGTTGAAAGTGTTTGCTGGCCGCTAAACAAAAGTCCATAGCCTTGATTTTATTCCCCCTCAAAGTGTCCTTGATGAACATGTTAGGCGTATAATGGTATCTCTTGAGGAGCTTCCTTAGTCTCACTCCTTTAGCATAACCTCCGAGAACGTTATAAAACTGTTTATCGGTAAGCTTGTTTATGTATAGCATGCCTATTATGCCAGCTGGAATTTTTTAGACGCCTCACGCTGGAACTCTGTGTAAGTTTCAGGATAGCATAAACAATGGCCTAAACGAGAGAGGACGTATGCATCCGCTTCGTTGTTGTTGGATGTATCTACATCCCAGCGTTTGTAAATATTGGTCATCACCAGCCCTTTCTCTGCAACACCTTTCCCTGTTGCGAATTTTTTCAGGGTAGTCGGAGGGTAAACCAGAATATTGGACAATCCTGCATCAAACAGGTTTTGTTTCACAACGCCGCCAAGTTCTCCTAGGTGGACGATTTTCCCAAACTGCGAGAAGGCATAATTCTCTATACACACCAGAACTTCGCTAGCGGGCCTGTAGGCCAATATTTGTTCTGCGGCGAGCTTTGTATGGTTAGCGAACTCGGAGAGCCGCCTAGGCCCCTTGTGGGGGCTTGTGAGGGTATATCTGTAGCCGTCCAGCTTGATGTCTTGGTAAAGGACGGAAAGCCCTGTTGCTGTCAGGGATAAATCCAGCCCAACCCAACAACTGAAATCTCTAAAAACGTTGGCGATTACTTTGTCTTTTTCCATGATTTTTTCTCTGATAATGGGAATCTGAAATCGACAAGCTCAAATCGGGAGTCCTTTTGAGTCATCACTATCCCTCCATTGCGGCTTCTTTTCAGCACCACAACACCGAACACAGAGTTTTGTTCAAATTCTGTATCTGGATTTTTCTGAATTTCGCAAATTGCTTCCGCAGTTGTATGCAAAACCTCTGCTTCTGGCTCTTTTTTCCTAGGAGGTCGCCCCCTTTTAGTTGTCTTTTCCATGTTCTAGTTCTTGTTTTGCCAACCTGTACGCCTCAAGCCCGTCTAGTCCGGGTGTTCTCATTTGGATTCCTACTGCTTTTGCAAGGCGGTTGAGGACAATCTTACCTTTTTCGTCTATGATAGCAAGAGGGTCTTTGTAGCCGCTAACGATAAGTATTCTCATGCAAAGGATGATAACGTCTGCACATTCAAACGCCATTTCCTTCTTGTTTTTGGCCGAAAGAAGTTCTTCTACCTCTTCCTTGAGATGTTTTTTGAGCTGTGGGACAGTCTCTTTAACACCTAAAAATTTACTGAAAATATTACATATTTGTTTGGCGATATTGTACACTCTAACCTTCCTTTCATATTGAAACAAATCCATGCTACGCATCATCTCCTTTCGTATTGCCAACTTTTGTGACGTCTTCTACGTCGGCAAAGTCTTTAGTGCCTTGCTCAATAGCCTTTTTAAGTCTTTTTTCCAGCTCTTCTTGGGTGATTGTTTTCGGATGATGTGTAACCTTGTTTAAGTTTTTATGCATAACTAAGGAAGAGACAAGAATATCGGTTGCGAATCTCCTGATTCTTAAAAGAGTTTCTTCCTCCGAGGAACACGGGTCGAGTTGATACCCACAATTAGAACATTTAGGGATATATATCTTACTTCCTAAAGGGACGCCTTGTGGCCCCATCCCAGTAAACAATAAATCCTTAACAATGAAATACTCGTTATGACATATTGGACATTTTGCGCTCATTTTTTAACTATCCTTTCTTTCTGTTTTTTTTCGACGATATAGCTTCCAAAGATTTTATTGAATTGTTCGTTCGATGCTTTTCTAGACTGCTTCCCGTTCACAATGTTTTGGTGTTTGTGAAAAGCCTCTTCCAGATTAGAGACTGAAACACTAACGGCTTCCATCATGTCCCCTAGAGGAATGACTTGCTGAACCCTAGATAACCCTTCGTTTTTAAAGCTACGAACCGTATTTCCTTCTTTTAAACCAAGGCCGTCAATCTCTTCGCCATTTTTCAGCAACTCATAACATGATTCTTCTATCTCTTTGGCCACCTTCGAGGCCAATTTAGCTGTAAAATATAGCTTAGAGCGTTCTTCTGGATTCATTTGTTTCAGCTTAGAAGAAAAAGCTGTAGCGGGGGTAGTGATTGTTTGCACCACCTCTAACGGCTTTTTGCATTCAGCAAAACCCTTGCAGTACCTGCAATAGCTGTTAGCTTGAGGTGGAAGGTCCTTTTTGGTGCGTTCGCATATCTCAATGACTTCTTTTTCTGCCTCTTTGATGTCCTCTTCGCTGTACCTCACAATAACAGGATAAGAAGTCACCAGAGGTTGAACAATGGCACAAGAGACTGATTTTATTTTGCAGTCCTGATAATTCCTTTCGATGTGTTGCTTGCAACATAGGGCCAACCCTCTAAGCTGGTGGTTTGTTTGTGTTGACTCTGGCTCTAAAGGCCCTGTCTTGTAGTCGATAATCAATAAATGAAATCCCTCTTCGTCAGACTTACCTAAAACCATGTCGGGTTTCCCAGAAAAGAGTGCATTGTCCCCATCGAAAAAGAAACACCTTTCCTCCTTCATCAATTCCTCGAACTTGTCTTCTCCCGCCCAAATCGACGCAACTTCGGTCACAATTCTTTTGCATGCAAGCATGAGTTTCGTCTCTTCTTCGGTGAGTAGTATGTTTTGGTATGCAAGGTATTGATGAATCCTGTTGCCTCTTTCAGCCATTTCAGAGGTTGTCTCTACTCCTTCAACGTCATATCTCAATGAGTGCGGACATAACGCAAGACGTGCTAGGCTGGAACATGAAGGCAATCCTTGTCTTTCCGTATCTTTTGTTTTCATTATTTCTCGTGTATTTTTTTTGTTATTCATCTTCTGGCTCCCAATCTACATACGCCTCAAACTCATAATCCATACAATGTTAGACAGTAGATGTTTAAGCGTTTTCGTTGTTTTCTTTCTTTTTGAATATTGGCGATTCTGGCGACTTGTCTTCTTCATTGGAGAAAGCTTCGTCTTTACTTATGGCCCCGGTTTTAATGGCGTTGAATAGACCAATAAGCATTACTATTTCAGATTCCTTACTAGTCTCAATTTTGTGTTTAAGGTAAGCCTCAAGCATTTCTTTGGAGACTCCGATTTTGGAAAAGGCTATTACACATCCATTTATTCTTTCAGCAATGGGTGTATCTGTGGCTCTTAGCGTGTTTTGGCAAGCCTCTGCCGCCTCTTGCCTAATGAAGTCCGGCAACACCGCCCAAATGCACGCCCTGATGCGTCTAGAGGCCATATTAGCGCAAAGTTCATAAATATCTCTATCGGACGTAAGAGAATATCCACCGTCTTTTGTGTCCCTGTGGTGCGGAACAGAAAAGGCTATCTCCCTTCTTATGTTGTTTTCTTTGTCCCAACAGAAAGCTATACAGTCGGAGCAAACCCTTCCTTTTTCATCTACATGTTCACCTATCTTTCTCCACCCAGCTTCTGCGTTCCCATAAGCGGTAAGGCACGCATTTGCTAAATGGATTGTCTCTCCTGAAATACTAGAACCTCCCCTTTTGTATTCGAAGAATGCGGTGTTAGCCAAATGACGGAACGAGCAAAGCTGTCTAATTTTGGAGGAAACCTCCATCATGTTTCTCGGCATCTGCTTTGCTATATATATAGAGGCAAGCGCCTCTAGCGAGTCTTTGTTGGAAAGTACGTTAGCAAGCGGATTCCCAGCAAGAGGTGCTATCATGGATAAGCCTTCTGCCGGGACTGTGGTCAATTGTTCTGGGTTGTCTGACATGCCCTCATTTTATCTTTTCTCCCACACATGGCAATCTTTTTTTATTTTTTTTCTTGTGCGTGTCAAAACATGTGGTACAAAAACGACATGACGAAAGCACTACCAACAGAACAATTAGAAGCATTTTCCAAGTTCGCCAATACTAACGAAGCCCTTTGCAAGCTCATGATGCAACGGGTGGGGTTCAACATCACTCCAATGGTGTGGAATAAGGCTAAATGGATGCCTACACAACTTTCCGTAAAGAAGCTCACGAACCTTCGAGCTTTTTATCCAGAAGCATTTGGTTTAGAGGATGAACCTAATAAAGATTTTTTGAAATCTCTTTATTACCTCCACATTTCAAATAGAACCTTCTCTGGGGAAATTACGCCACTAATTGAGGACAAGGATTTTATTACCCATATGCCCTATGCTAACTTTGTTTTACCCATTGACGATTTCACAAAAAACGCTCTTTCCAAATTCATGTAAAATCAGGACATGAATCACTATTTCCATGACTATCCCTTAGAAGAAATTGAACGTATTTCTGAACCGAAACTAGCAAAAGACATCCTGAATTTAGAAGAACTATTGAAGAGATTAGATGAAATACCGCTAACAACAGAACAGGAAGCGAAAGAATGGCGGCGAAAAGAAAAAGAAAAAGAACGCATAGCATCATGGAAAAAACGTTTAAAGCAATCCGGCGTGCCTCAAGGGTTTTATGATGCTTGCGTGAATGGAAAGATCGACAAGAGCCGAATACTTCCAATTCTGAAAAACTTAAATAGCGGGTGCTTATTTGTCTGCACCCCGGAAAAAGGTAAAACCTTTTCCTCATGCGCTTTGATATCGCTGGAATTATGGAATGGCAGGTCAGCTTTTTACGTGAAAGCGCCTGAACTGGAAAGAGAAATGGCAAGCTATAAAAAGGATGCGAGCCTGATAAATAGAGCGCAATCAACCCCGCTCTTAGTGCTGGACGATTTTGAGGGAGTGCGAATGAGTGTGAATTCATCTTCCGATTTTATCGCCTTGCTGAAAAAAAGAAATGATTCTAATTTTTTAACAATTTTGAATTCAAAAAAACGAACCTTTTTTCTCGAACAGATCGAAGAGGCACTAAGTTAGTTTCCCCTTAACTACCAGAAAACAAAAGTGTAATAAAAAACTACTGTGGCCTAAATAAAGACTACAGTGGTTGAATTTGGTGTATTTTTATGACAAACTATTGAACTCTTTTTTCGGGTATTAGTTTGCTATTAAATGAGTAGTATTTTTTTGAGTAATTGTAGGTCTTGGAATATTTAGAATATCCGGTTTTGTTGTTCCAATAAACTTCATCCCCATAAAAAGAACAGCAACTATATTCTTTCTTTTTATAAGAGGAGTTTGAGAAATAAGCGAATTTGTTTTTGTCTGGTCTTTCAAAATTACCGTAAAACAACATCTTTCCGTTTTTCCAAAAAACAAATTTGCTTTGGCCAATGATAGAGTTGACCATATCATCAATGCCCTCGTTTGTTTCCTTGATACCTGTTTCGCCAAAGGCTGGCAAAAACAGGTATCGGAAGAAGGTTTCACTATCGGTTAGATCTCCTTTATTTTTTATGGAAAGAACGCCGTTGTGGCAAAAATACCAGCCGCTACCGTTCCAACCGTGAACGTTTTTTTCAGAAATAGAGCCATGAGTTTTGATTCTAGCGTGAAGAATGACTACGTAATCATTAGGAATTTTTTCCCATGTGGCCACAACTTCCTTTTTTAGAAGAGTTCTAATTAGAAAATCCGGGTTATCGTCTTTGCATCCTCTCTTAAAACCTAGCAGGAAAAATCCGTCTGGATTATTTGTTAGGCAATTTTGAAAACGTTGAGTGCCGATATCTTTCTTTAATCCGTAAGCAATGATACACATGTTTGTTTTGTTATTGTTTTTTTTCTGCGTTTTTTGTGATGATATTTTTGATACCTTCCATTAGGAAAAAAGCTTTATTTTCTTCTTCCGGCGTCTCGTAAAAGATTTTTACGAAAGTATATTGGTAACATGGAGGGTATGTCACTTTAACTCCGTTTCTTAGCAAATAATTGATAGTTTCCAGCCTTATTTTTTGAAATAGATCTTGAGATAAAGGCCTATGGAAAACATTTGAGAATTCTAAGTTAAGGCTACCTGTCAAGCTCGAAACATAGCATTCTAGGTTTGTTTGTCGTCGCGAAAAAGAGGATTGCTCTTTCATTTGCTCTTCAAAATCCTAATGCGAACATCAGGCTAAAGTATATCAATAGTCCAAAAATAATTATAATTGTGTCGATAATTATTTTTTGAATTTTATTTTTTATGTTCTTCATATTTTTTTATAAGTTTTTTTAGTCGTTCGGTTTTAGCGTTCTCCATTAAGTAATCCTGCAATAATGCCTTAATACTTAACAAGTCACTTTTATATAGTTTTTTTGAATTAATGGAATATTTGTAAATGTGATAACAAAAATCTAAAATGGATTTTATAGCCAAAGAATCGATAGTTCCTTTTCCTCTTCTGAATTCAATTGTGTTGTTATTTGTGAGATTTAACTCAAAATATCTTGAGTCACAGTAAGGTGTGAATATTTTTTCCAAACCGAAATTAGAAGCCGCACTCGGATGAATTCCGTACTCCATCAGCATTTGTATTTTAGGTTCAGGCTTGCAATATGATGTGTTTTCCCGCCCGAAAAGCTCCGTTGTAAATTGATAAGGGAAACAGTAGAAAGCCTTTTTTAACAACACAGCAATGTTGTCGCTAAATTGTGTTTTAGATAAATGAATATGGAATCCGGTTTCCGGGGGAGATTGTGAAAAACAGGAAAATCTAGCCATGAAATCTTTTGTTAATATGTCAATTCCACCATCATCGCACATTAAATCATCAAAAGACATGGGCCTTGTGGTAATTTCGCAACCTCCCATATCAGCAGAAAGGCTGCCGTCCCTCTGAATGTAGAAGAAATTTGATGTGTTTTCAAAAATATCTCTATTTCTTGAATAAACTTCTAGCTCTAATCCTACAAGCGGTTCGTTTAATTCGCTGCTATCTGGCTTTTTCCATGACTCCGGGTAGAAGTGATAACTTCTCAAATGGGTGCTCACAACGTGTTTTGATAATTTAGGGTGAATGAAAGTGTTTTTAGGAGAAATTAAGTTTGGGACGATGTATTCAGTCAAATACTCGATATTGTGATCATCCAGTTTGTCCCACAAGAGATTTTCTACAAAAAATCTTAGGATTTTAACATATTCCGCCGAATATTTTTTATATAAAATCAAATCAGGAGTTAGATGTATTTTTGTTTTTAATCGTTTATTCAGTTTAATCATATCGGAATTTTTTATTATCCTTATTTTGTTTTTTCCATAAACACAACCCCGAAAGTTTCTTTCTCCGATATATTTCAAGAAAGCCGTTATTTTTCTCCTGTTTTTTGATAAGAAGTTTGCATTGAAATCTTTATATGAACTGTCAATAAAATCTTCTTCAAGAATTTCTTTGTAGTTCTTTCTTACAAAATTAAATAAAATATCTAAAGTTTTTGTTTCTTTTGCGTTCATTGTTGTTAAAAACTAAAGGGGTTTTATTTCTACAAGTTAAATACATCTTGATTATATACATTTTTTTCATTTTTTGTTTTTTCTTTTTCTTCTCCTGTTTCTAGGAAAATTTTTAAATCGAGCATAACTCCGTTTTTTAAAAGACTAAATGTTTGTTTGTTGTCACAATATTCACAAGCTAATACAAAAGAATCTTTTTTATTAAAAACTTCTTTCTTAAATTCTGGGATGGTGTAAATTGTGAGTTCGTTATTTATTAGTTTTGCTAATGAGCCGTAAATTAGCAATCCTTCAAAACTCAATCCTTCAAACTCGTTACGGAGAGTAAATTGATCGCCGTGCCTTACGAAAATCAAAGAATCTTGTTTTTTGAGTTGTAGACTCATTGCGGCTCCAATAAATCCATAATGACAACCCTTTTTACAAACGCAGTATAAATAATTTTTACCTTTTATTGCTTTCTCAATTTTACTTATAAAAAGCTCAATTTCTTCTTTCATTTAATTCTAACGTTTTAAAGTTAAACCTATATTCTTTATTTTCTTTTAGTGGGTATTTTCGAAAATCGCTAATCAAATCACCTTCCGAACGGCTTTCTATTCTAAAAATCAATCTCCTAGGGTGCTTGTTTGCGATAAAAACTTCTATAATGGAGCCTAGCCTCCAATCATCCTTTATCGCAGAAAAAAAGCACCTAAGACCGTGATTGAAATTTAGATAGGAGACAGGGAACATCCGCCTTTCTTCGTGAGGGTTTTCGAACTCAAATTGATAAACTTTCATTTTTTAAAATGATGAATAATTGATAAGTATTTCTTGAGGCAAAATGACTTTGGATTGAAAGCATATTCCAATAATAGGCAATATTGTTTTTTCTTCTTTATCAACTCTAATAAGTTTTTTGTCCATGCGACAAATATATGAAAACTCTTCAAATCCAGCATCGATCAACATGCTTTTAAGTATTTCTCTTTCAAAAAAGCCACACATTGGCTCCCTTAGCTCATAAATAATTTCATATTTCCTTGTTTCTCCTAGTTTTCTTTTTATATTTATTTTTGTTTTTTGCCTCAAAAAACAACCTAAAACACCGTATGCATCAATTTTTTTTTTCATTTTAAGAAAACATAAATTTCGGGTTTGTGGTAATTGGATGAATGTCGTACTGTCTCCGCATATCTATTTCTATACGGAAAAATATCACTCACCGGGGTTTTTATTCTTTTTAATTCTTCAATATGGCTAAATTCAGGCAAAGTGAAAATATTAAAAATTCCTTCCAAAATATCTTTTTTTTCACGTTTTTTGAAAATTCCTATAAAAAATGTTTGTTTGTTTTTCATTGTTACAATGAGGCAAAAATCATCATTTTTGATGCTGTCGTAAATCTCAACAGTATATTCCGTTTTCATTGTTTTTTTGTTTTGTTAAATAATAAGTTAAAGGACAAACATGGCCGTATACTCACGGGTGCCGTCCCCTGAACCCCGGAAAATGTCATCAGCGGGAAATGGCAGGGCCTTAACAGAAGAAAGAAGGGCGTCTTCAATCGCTTCCGCTTGTGCGGCGGGCAGTCCTGCGCCGTAAGTGACGGAAAGCAAGATTTCTGTGGGTTCTGCGTCATCCGTGCCAAGCTCGCCGCAAGTGAGAGCTTCCACCGTTTCCAGATAGTCAACGTCCCCTAAGCGTCTGTCACGCACAATTGCGAGGCGGTCTCGCTTAATCTTGCGGCGCAATCTTTTGGCAACCTTGCGGACTAGTGCGAGCTTTTCGGCCCTGGCGGCGGGCAATTCAATAATCTGATTCTTCATTGTTCTGATTCCTTTCTCTTCCTCTTGTGTTCCTTTCATGTCTTCATAATATCTTTTTTCTCTCATTTGTAAATAGCTTTTTATTCTTTTTTTTCTCTCGCTCCCTCTCTCTTCCTCTCTTGCCTTTTGGCAACCTTTTTCCTCCTTTCCTTTGTCATTACTTCCATTCGGGGGGGGGCTTTGGGGGGGGGTTACGCTCCCTCTTCCTCCGTGTTTCTTCTCCCTCTTTCTCGTGGCGGGGGTTTTGTTTGGTGTAATGGATAATCACTCCGAACGGGACTAACCAGCTTGCCCTCCCTCCCTCTAAAATCTCCCTCCCTCCTGGCGGCCAAATGAGTTCATCATTGGATTTTTCGAAAAAAAGGCCATTTCCTGACATTTTGGCGTAAGTCGTTGGAAAGGAGTGCGCTTAGCTAGGACGGGAAAACCCCTAATGCTTGTTGACAGATTTTCAATTTTGTGCATTCCCGGTTGCCGCATTGTCAAGCTTGCCTCTAAAAAAGCGGGCAAGGGCGGCAACCCTCAAGTACCAAGTTGCGGTTACTATTCCGCTTGACGAGGGCGATTTTTGCACCGTTATCGGTAAAACGCAACAGTTTTTTTTAGTGGAGCGTGCGCTCCCTGCGTGTAATCTTCATAACTCATTGACACTCTATCATACTTCGCATAACACACATAATGCAAAGTCGGAAGCCCTAGAGGTCAACCTTGGATAACGCACTGCAAGCCACCTAGCACGCGCCGCTTTTCCCGGATGATATGTGTATCGGCTCAACTCTCAAAAGGCCCGTACAAGCCAACCTCGCAAGCCGTTTTTCGGCGCAACCGTAAGAATTAGAATAATTATTGCAGTTTTGCCTAGTTTCTCGCATGTTTCGCCGCACGCACGCAGACCAGCATGAGGCAAGGACGGCGGCCATGAGAGGGCGCAACCACCCCTAGGTGCTTGGTGTGCTGCCATGCCATACAGGGGGCGCCGGGGAAAAAGTCGCGGGTGTTTTGCGCTGGACAAAGAAGGTATCACGCTGTGTAATAGGAAAAAAATAAGAAAAAGAGATAGGAAAAAAAAGTAAAACGGCCTATAGAGAGAAAACGTAGTTTGTTAGAGAAAAAGAAAAAGGAGTAAAAAAAGGTAAAAGGAAAAAATAGTATGTATAAGGAGAAAAGGAAGTTGATTGAAGAGAAGAAGAGGGAAGAGGAAGAAAGAAAGAATAAATAAGAAAGAAAGAAGGAGAAGGGAGAAGAAGAGAGAGATGACAGGAAAAGAGCAGATGGAAGAGTTGTGTAAGGAGTTGAGAGAGGAGCTTAGGAGTGGAGTGATAAGGGGATTGGGAGAGGGATTAGCGAGGCGAGGGATGAGTCAGGCGATATTCAAGCGGATGGGAGGGCCGGAGGTATGGGCGAGGGTGAGCAAAGGGGGAGAGGGGAAAAAGGAGGGAGAGGGGAAAAAGGAGGGAGAGGG